GATGAAAGTAGAGCTTGGCGCGAACAAAAAGATATTTTTTGGTCACAAGAAACAGGCCGAGAAATAACACCAAGATTAGTACTACAAGAGTTTGGTACAGATTGTATGCGTAATGGATTTGATAATGGCATATGGGTAAGTCTTGTTAAGAAAACTATTGTTCAAAATCCTGGCGTAAATTTTGTTATTCCTGATGTGCGTTTTGAAAATGAAGCGAATATGATAAAAAGTATCTATGGTGAAGTTTGGCGTGTGCGTAGAGGTCCTGATCCTGTGTGGTTCCGTATGTATCAAGATATTGGTGTAGAACCCAAAGATATACATAAATCTGAATGGGCTTGGGCAAACGTACTATTCAACCATGTGATTGATAATGGCGGAACATTTGACATGCTTAAAAGTCAGGTAAAAGATCGCCTTGCCTCCAGCGAACTCCTTGCTTCTGCATAATACGTTGACAGTTAGCACATATAGTTTTTAAATTATTTGGTCTACAATTTTGTAGGTTACCATCTATGTGATATACATTAAACTGTTCTGTGTGTTTACTTTTGTATCCGCATTTTTCGCAGTAATCTAATTTAGTATATCCGCGTTGTTTCCATAAGGGCACACCATGATTAATGCCGTTGCGTAAGCACCGTTCACATAGTTTTCTATAGTATATCCTTTTGCCCTTTTTATAATTTACAGCACAAGGTCGTTGTCCGCATTGGCATAATGGTCTCATACTGTATTTAGCTCACCTTTTTGGTCCCTTTTTAACCTGTTTTCAACTAGTGTTTTCTGTTTTTCTTGCTAAATAATATTAACAAACATATGTCCACAATAGGAGAATTATAATGGCACTTACATCACCAGGCGTACAGGTCAGCGTAATAGACGAAAGTTTTTATACCCCAGCTGAACCAGGTACTACACCAATGATTTTTGTCGCAACTGCGGCTAACAAAACAAATGCAGCAGGCACTGGTACAGCACCGGGCACACTAGCAGCAAATGCAGGAACACCATACTTGCTTACATCTCAAAGAGATCTAGCAGACACATTTGGTGATCCAATTTTCAAAACAGATTCAAACAACAATCCAATTCATGGCGGCGAGCTAAATGAATATGGATTGCAAGCGGCTTACTCATATTTAGGAGTAGCAAACAGAGCTTGGGTAGTAAGAGCAAATGTTGATCTAGGAGAGTTAGAACCAACTTCAACTGCTCCTGCAGCTAAACCTGCAGATGGTACTTATTGGTTAGACACAGCAAACACTCTATGGGGTATCCAAGAATGGAACGGAGCATCTGTGTTAAATAGTGGACAAAATTTTACCAATAAAGCACCTATTGTTATTACTGACACAACACAACTTTCTAACACAGGTAATTTACTTACAAATGGTTTTAGTGGAAACATTCCAAGCAGTGCTGTTGGCGAAGTAGGATCATATGCTGTTGTTGCAACTACAACATTAATTAGAATTTTCTACAGAAATACAGCTGGTACATGGGTATTGGTTGGTTCGGATGCATGGGCAAAAAGTTGGCCAACAATACAAGGTGGTGCAGCTAATCCAACCTTTGCAGGTACAGCAGCGATTACGATTAATGGTACAAGTGTAACGATTAACAGTTCAGATGTTGTAGGCGATGTTGCAAGTACAATCAATGGATTGTTGATTGCAGGTATTACTGCCGCAGCTGTTGACGGACGTTTAGAAATTTACAGTGACGGAACTGGTAGCGCATCAGAAGATTCTACATTAGGTGGCGAAATTGTCATCGGTGGAGACACTGATAGACTCGGCGAACTTGACATTGACGCAGGAACATACTATCCACCTGCACTACAAGTTTCAAAACACACTAGTGTTCCTGAATGGAAAACAGCAGACACATATTCAAGACCAACTGGTAGTGTTTGGATGAAAACAACTACACCTAATCTTGGTGCTAGTTATTTTGTTAAAAAATGGAATAATTCAACAGAACTATGGGAAACTGTAGCAGCTCCATTGTATGACAGCAATGAATCAGCTATATACGAACTAGATAGATCAGGCGGCGGCGCTAATCTATCAGCTGGTGATTTATATGTAGAAACTAATGTAGCAGGAGACGCTCCTCCATTGGCAACATTTAAATTAAAGCGCAGAAGAAGTGCAGCTCCAACAGTTATTACAGGCAATAAAATTATTGCTGGTTCTATAAGTTCAGGAAGCCAATCTTTTACTGTACAAACTACTGACAACGGTTCTGCAAGTTTCGAAACTGCAAAAACAGTAAATGCAACTTACACAGGTGCAGTAGGTGACGCTGCATTACTTGCTGGTGCTATCAACAATGCAAACATAACAAATGTTACTGCAAGTGTTGACGCAACAAACAAAGTAAGCATTACTCACGCACTTGGTGGAGAAATTAAATTTGTTGACACAGACGGTGTATTAGCAGCGGCAGGATTTACTCCGTTTGTAGATGGTAACAACGGAACTCCAAATCTTTACTATGCACCAGGAACTTATGCAGGTACAAGATTTGACGAAGCAGGTACAACTGAAGATGATGCAACTGCAAATCCTACTGTTTTACAAGCAAGTCTTTGGAGTCCTGTAAATGATTCAGGAAAAGGATTCTTTACAGCAAGTCCGACAGCAGTTACAGCAACAACAGCAGATGGAACACTTTGGTACAATTCAATTGTAGATGAAGTAGACATCATGGTACATAACGGTAGCGAGTTTGTTGGTTATCAATATGATGGCGCAAGTGGACAAAGTTCTACAGCAAGTCCATTCTACAATGTAGATAGCACAAAAGCAACAGATCCAGCAGGACCACTTGTTACAGCAAGTGCACCAACTAAACAAAGTGATGGCACAGCTCTTGTAACAGGTGATATTTGGATTGATACTTCAGATTTAGAAAACTATCCAAAAATTTACAAATATGATGCTGCACTAGGAAATGCCAATGAAGAAGATAATTGGGTACTAGTAGATACAGGTGATCAAACTACTGAAAACGGTATTGTATTTGCAGATGCACGTTATAACACAGCAGGTGCAAACAGTGATACAGCAGGAGATATTGATGATCTACTAGCAAGTGATTATGTAGATCCTGATTCTCCAGATCCAGCACTATATCCAAAAGGAATGTTGTTATGGAATCTACGTAGAAGTGGATTTAATGTTAAAAAATATGTTAAGAACTACATTAACACAGCAGGTAACAACACAAGATACGGTAGCGGCACAGGCCAATCAATGGCTGCATATGATGCTGATCGTTGGGTAACTGAAAGTGCAAACCAAGAAGACGGTTCAGGTACTTTTGGACGCAAAGCACAGCGTAAAGTTGTTGTTCAAGCTCTACAAGCACTTGTTAATTCAAACGAAGATATCAGAGACAATGAATCAAGAATCTTTAACTTGATGGCATGTCCTGCTTATCCAGAACTAATTGGTGAAATGAAATCACTAAACTACGACAGAGGCTTAACAGCATTTGTACTAGGTGATTCACCATTCAGACTAACAAGTGATGCAACAAGTATCAACAACTGGGCAACAAATGTTAACCTTGCAGTGGAAGACAATGACAACGGACTTGTAACTACAGATCCATATTTGGCTGTTTATTATCCAAGTGGATTTACAAGTGACAACTTTGGTAACAATGTTGTTGTTCCACCAAGTCATATGATGATGAGAACTATTGCACTTAGCGATCAAGTATCGTTTCCATGGTTTGCTCCAGCAGGTACAAGACGTGGTGGCATTACAAACGCAAGTTCAACAGGATATATTACATCAGAAGGTGAATTTAAATCAATAGCACTAAATGAAGGTCAAAGAGATACACTGTACGCAAATGCAGTGAACCCAATTACATTCATTACAGGTGCAGGTTTAGTTGCTTTTGGTCAGAAAACAAGACAGTTAGCAGCTAGTTCATTGGATAGAATCAATGTAGCACGTTTGGTTATCTACTTACGTAGTCAGCTAAATCAACTTGCTAAACCATACTTGTTTGAACCAAATGACAAGATCACACGCGATGAGATCAAACAAGCTGCAGAGAGCTTAATGCTTGAACTTGTTGGTCAAAGAGCACTATACGACTTCTTAGTTGTATGTGATGAGTCAAACAATACTCCAGCAAGGATTGATAGAAATGAACTATACCTAGACATTGCTATTGAACCTGTTAAGGCAGTTGAATTTATTTACATTCCACTGAGACTTAAAAATACTGGAGAAATAGCAGGACTATAAGAATGATAAATACTTATAGATTAGGAGCAAATTAAATGGCAATATCAACACTATCAAAAATTACAGTGCCTTTGGCAAGCGGAGATTCTGCAAGCAACCAAGGCCTGTTGATGCCCAAATTACAATATCGTTTTAGGGTATCTTTGGAAAATTTCGGAACTTCGACTCCGACAACAGAATTAACCAAGCAAGTTGTTGATGTAACTCGTCCGAATGTATCATTTGAACAAATGACATTAGACATTTACAATTCAAAAGTATATTTGGCAGGTAAACACACTTGGGAACCAATTACACTTAACTTGCGTGAAGATGTTAACAACAATGTACAAAAACTTGTTGGCGAACAACTTCAGAAACAGTTTGACTTTTATGAGCAGTCAAGTGCTGCATCAGGACAGGATTACAAATTTACAACAAGAATTGAAATCCTTGATGGTGGTAACGGTGCTAACACACCTAATGTGCTTGAAACATTTGAGTTATACGGTTGTTATTGTGAAAGTGCAAACTACAATACACTTGCATATGCAACTTCAGATGCTGTAACAGTTACATTAAACATACGTTATGACAATGCAATCCAGACACCACAAGGTACTGGTATTGGTACAGCAGTTGGACGTACAGTAAATACTTTAGTTACTGGCGGCGGCGCATAATACAATAAAGTTCCTAATCTTTAAAGGGGTACTGATTTTTATCAGTATCCCTTTTTCATTATATACGCACATATTTTAATAAGATAAATATTAGTATGGGAAAGTTCACAGGTTTTTTAGATAATTTAGTAAGTGGCGCACTTAGTCCAAAAGGCAATCTTGGCGACTTTAGACACGCCAGCAAAACATTTGTAGAAGATGCATTTAGATTAGCACCTAAATCTAAATTTCTTTATCATGTTTATTTCCAATTCAATCAAGTTGCATTTGATAACATTAAAGAACTTGGAGAAAAACACAAAACCGAAATTGGTTTATTGGTTAAAAATGCAGATTTGCCAAAGTATACTGCAACTGTAGACACAAAGAAAAAATACAATAGAATCAAAAATATACAAACTAGCATCAGTTACGATCCAGTCAACATAACATTTCATGATGATAACTTTGGTGTAACAACTGCTATCTTAGAAGCATACTATAGATATTATTTTGCAGACGGCAACTATGGCAAACTTCCTTATGCTTACAATAAAAATTTTGTAAACAACAATATTTCTGCACCTCCAGGGATTGGTCCACCTGATAGAAGATATGATAAAATTCCGGGAGACAATACATACCTAGGATCAATATATAACGAGTATGCATATGGTTTAGACAATAATGTTACTGTTCCGTTTATTAATAATATTCAAATAAGTCAATTGTCAAGAAAAACATATACAACCTATACGTTAGTAAATCCAATTATTACCAATTGGGGTCATGACAATGTTGACTCAAGTGACGGAGCAGGTATGATGGAAAATCGTATCACTGTTGCCTATGAAGCTGTTTGGTATGACAGAGGAAGTATAGAAGCAGGAGCGAATGGTAATCCAACTGGTTTTGGAGATCCAGCACATTACGATACGACACCAAGTCCTGCAAGTTTACTTGGAGGAGGACAACTTGGACTAGGTGGAATTTTTGGCGCAGGCGTAGACTTATACGATTATATTACTAAAGGTGGCGGCAAATTTAGCAATCCGTTTGAAGCAGGCTTAGCAGCAGCTCAATTGATAGGAAATGTAAGAGGATTAAGTTCTGAAGGTTTACGTGAAGAAGGCTTTAGTTTATTAAAAGGAGCTATTGGTGCGGCAGCAGGAACAGATGTAAGCGGAGTAAGTAATGCATTCTTTCCTAAAAATGGCGGCAGTGGCGGAGCAACAGATGTTTTATTAGGAGCAGCCGCAGTTGCTGGGTTAAGTGCTTTAAATAAAGTAAGTAGTAGCAGTAGTCCTGCTGAAATAGAAAGTGCAGCAAAACAAGCATTTGGTAAAGACTATCAAGCACAAGGAAATGCAGGCGGAGTAAATGAAAGAAATGCAGCATACAATGCACTTCCTGATGGTGCTAAACAAGCATATAGAAATCAAGTGACAGGAACTTAAGATGAGCGAATTACCAAAACAAACAAAAAAATCAGATCAAAAAGTAATAGAATTTTTTGATACATATTTTGATAAAAAATTAAGTTTTCCAAGTAACCAAGTTGATGCAGTAATTGGATTTTTTACTAAAAGAGGATTTGATAAAGAAGCAGCAATAAGTGTTGGAAGTGTGCTACTGCAACAATCAAAAATTGATTCAGTAAATGTTTTTCAGTTGTTAGATACTCTAAAAGGACTAGATAGTGTTCAACTAAGTTCAATTGTTACAGAAGTACTCAACTATAATAGAGCTAAAACAAGCACACTCGGATTTAAACGAACACAACAAGTTGAAAAGTTAGAAAAAAGAAACATAGTGGTATAATGCTATGTCTCGTTTTGCCCAAGGTAAGTTTAATTGTAAAAATCCTCAAAAATATGTAGGAAGAAAACATCCAACTTATAGAAGCAGTTGGGAGTTTGCTTTTATGAGATTTTGTGACGAACATCCTAATGTTGCACAATGGGCAAGTGAAGCAGTACGCATACCTTATCGTAATCCACTAACAGGTAAGCATACAATATATGTGCCAGATTTTTTTATAGCATATGCTGATAAAAATGGTAAAAGTAGAGTAGAAGTTATAGAAGTTAAACCTGCTAATCAAACTATAAGAGAAAAAGTAGGACGCAGTAGACACAATCAAGCAAGTTATATACTAAATCAAGCCAAATGGGAAGCTGCCAGAGCATGGTGCAAACAACAAGGCTTGTTTTTCAGAGTTGTAAACGAGACAGATATTTTCCACCAAGGCAAAAGATAATGCATTATAGCGAAGTAGGACAAGACATATTTGCTTTACAAACAGCAAAGCATAAATCTTATATTGAAATAGGCGGCGCTTATCCGCAACATATTAATAATACATATCTACTTGAACAAAATAATTGGACCGGATATAGTATAGAGCTGGACCAGAAATATTTACAGGATTGGAAAACTAAAAGAAAAAATAAAATTTATTTTGATAATGCTGTTACTTTTATTCATCCTCAACAATCTAGAGTAGGTTATTTAAGTTGCGATATTAACCCCCCTGATTTAACTTTTTTAGCACTAAAGAACGTTATAGACCAAGGTATACATTTTGATTGTATTACTTTTGAACACGATGAATATATGCGTCAAGAAAGGAATTATCCCGATGTATGTAATATGGCAAAAGAGTACTTATTGTCTGTAGGTTATAAAATTGCAGTCGATAATGTATATACTGTTAGGCGCAGGAGAATAAACAACAGTAAGAAAAAATTTCAACAAAATTGTTATTTTGAAACTTGGTATGTAAATAATGACATAGAGTTTGATTATTTAGATTTCAAAGATTGGAAAAATGGCAAACAACTTTTATAAAAATTGTGAAATACTACAAATACCTCAAAGTAATTTACCAGTAATATTTCAATGTGACGATTATTACTTTTATAATTTTGGAATATACAATTTACTAAGTTGTAACAATGTTGGCCAAGATGTACATATTCATCTGATAAACCCAAGCAACAAATTAGTGTTAGATCTAACTAATGCAAAATTAGACATTAATTTAGGTATTAGTTATGAAACAATAGATATTAATATTAATCAATATAAATTAAAAAGTTATTATTATTGTTCAAGGTATTTTATAACCAAAGAGCTATTTGATAAACAACTAATAGAGTCAGCTTATATTACTGACTGTGACATTATTTTTAATAAAAAAATTGTTTTTAACAAAAATATTTCATTAGGAATTTTGCATTATCCTTATTATAAAAATTTATGGAAGCAAACTGGAGCAAATTTCACATATGTAATAAGGGAAAGAAGTAGCTTTATAGAAAATACAATAAATGAATACAAAACAAAACTAGAAACAACAAACTTTGATTTGATTTCAGATAAAATGGATAAAATTACAAGAGCAAATTTATTCGCACTAGATCAAGTATGTATGAGCCTAGCATTGCAAAAAGAAAAACATTTTACTAATTTAGCAGAACTGCCTCATTTTATAAGCAAACAACACGACTCTGATATATGGAGTTTAACAGGAGGACAGCAAAAAAATGACCCAAAAGTTCACGAATTTTTAAAAAATAAATTTAGCGATGAGCTAGACCGACTAAATATATTAAGTTGAAGGTTAACAAAAATGACAAAAAAACTTGAAGAACTACTAAACATGCCAGACTCTAAAGAACTTATAGAAGAGTCTCGTAATGCAGATAAAGCCCAGCAAGCAGTTGTAGAGCAAGAAGAAACAGTTCGCAGCATACGAGAGCTTGACAAAATTACTGCTGCACTACCTCAGGTTAAAGGTTTAGGCGAAATGGCAGATAATGAACTCAATGAAGTTTCGCAAAAATCTATGCAGGCATATGAAGATCTTATGGACTTAGGTATGAACGTTGAAAGCCGTTATTCAGGACGTATTTTT